TCCGGCAGGTATTTTAATGCTTTCCCTTGCGCTGATGTGATGCTGAAGCGATCACCATTAAGCGCATACCATTTTTTCGGCAATTGCGTCGCCCGAAACGGAAAATGTCCCAGTGAGCCGACAAAAATTTCATTAAATCCTGAGACAAGATTAATCGGAATTTCACCGTCGGTCATGATGCCATCGGGGGTAAACTGAACAATCTTGACATCATCTTCGACCCTTCTAAATTCAAGGTAGCCACCTTGAGAAACACGGATATAGTGAGTTTTAGGGGAGTTGAAGATCCGTGTCGCTCCGGATGAATCGAATATTTCTGCATCGGCTTTCTTGTTGGCTAGATCAGTCACCGATTTCTGGCTCATCACGGTGATGGTTGAATTGCCCGTTCCTTGTGCTATTAAACCAAGGTTTGTTAGGAGTAGGAAAATTAGGTAGGTAAGGTAACAGCAGTGTTTAGTTGGGGGATACTAAGGAGATAATGGGTAAAAAATCCTCATATTTTTAGCCCGATTAATGTACAAGATATGCAGTTGCGAAGATATATGTGAGGATGGTTGAAATAAGTGCGCTTTTTGGTGGGGAAATAAGCTAAATATATGGCATGTTTTTAATAAAAAATAACATCTATTACGCTGATTATTTATTTAAATTATATGCCAGAATTTGTTGTTTTTATTAATATAAAATAAATGAAAAATAATTATTTTTACTAAAGTTTTTTACCAAGGGACTAGAAGTACCTTGTGTTTTTATTCACGATATCAACCTTTTTATGTTTGTAACTCATTGAATTTATTAGTGTCATAAAATGGCATGTATAGCGAAAAATTAACTTAACTATATGATAAATATAAATATAATGAGGAATTTAAAATCCCTCGGCTGTAAGGCTGTGCGGGTTCAAGTCCCGCCCTGGGCACCATATAAAAATCTGCGGTAATACAGCAGGTTAGGGTTAGAAAGAGCCACCTATCAGGTGGCTTTTTTCTTTTCTGCGTTTGCACAAAATCGCTAAATTGGCGGCAGATTGGCAGCACTTTGGCGACGCTGTATAAATACACACTGCCTTTTTCACGCCTGTTTTCCCTCAAAAATATCCCCGCAGAAAATATTTTTTCCATAAAAAAAAGCACACCCGATTGAATCATGATGTGCCTTTGGTGCTTATTTATTCAATTGTGCTTATCAAAAGTTCATGACAGTTTGCTGACCATTCACGGGATGGGGCGGTGCCGCTTCAATTAACGTTGGCTTGGCAACATAACGGACAAAGGTTTCATGGCTGACGAACGTGGCACCACAATTAATATTTTGGCACTGGTTGTAACGTTCTTTGGTTTGGGGTGTATGTTCAAAGCTGCTGCGGGTATGGGCGACGTGGCCGCAAAGGGGGCATCTCATCATGATATGCGTACCTGCTCGGAAAGGGCTGCCAGTTCTGTTAGGCAATGGCGTGAGTATAGCAGATCACGCGCTCATGTCAGTATCGGAAACCTTGACTTCCAATTCTAAGGCCGAGGTCAGTCCGCTGTCATTGAGCGTATGGGTGACGGTGACCAGTGTCCAGTCCGCCTTATCGATTTCCGGTTTAAAGCCACTGACCCTGACTTTCAGTTCAGGAAACAATTCCGGTCGCCCCTTGGCGAGTTGCAGGGAAAAAGAGGCTACTCCGCGCTGGATTTTTTCCCATTCTGCTTTGGCCGCCCGTTCCGCATTGGCTTTATTGGCATACGTGTGTTTCATTACCAACACATTGCCTTCACTGCCAGCCAGATAATCCCCTTGTTTTTCTTCTTCTTTTTTCGGCGTGGCTTTGCGTCGCTTGCGTTTGACGGTGACGTTTTCTTTGGCCTTGGGTTGGCGGGTATTGAGCCAGCTGGCCGAGACACCGGTATAGGCATTGCGATCTGCCAGTGAAAAGCGATAGCCGTCGCCAGACTGACGGGTAATGGAGACGGTCGGCAAGGGTTTGCCGCTGACGGTTTGGTTTTGTCCCTGCCGCATAAACAGCAGGTAGCCATTTTTGACCGTGGCCATGGCGCCTTCCTGTTTCGCCAGTCGGGTTAAGAAACTGCCGTCCGATTCGTTGGTTTGGTCAATGTGGCTTAATCGGATGCCGGCCAGTGCGCTGTCGATTTCAGGCTTAAGGTTGTTACGGGTGGCGATGGTGCTCACAATGTCGCTGAGGGTTTTTTGGTGGTAGGACAATTCCCGGCTGGTATTGAGGCTCGCCCGAAAGTCAGCGCTGCGGGCGCGGATATTGATTTTATCCGGCGCACTGCTGTATTCGATTTCATCCACTACAAAGGTGCCTTTATGGATCAAGGCTTCCCCCTGCCAACCCAAGTGCAATGACAGGGTGGTGCCGCGTGGGGGCAGGGACAACTGGCCGTCGCTGTCGTCCAGTTCAATGTCGAGCTGGTCAGCCTCAAAGCCCCGGTTATCGGTCAGGCTCAGGGACATTAAGCGGTTCTGGATACGGGCGTTGATATTCGTTTTGTTGGCGCTGAGGACATACACGGGGGTGTTTGTGCTTCCCGTTATCCAGTCCATTTTTGGCAGGGAGGGTAAAGGCATCAGCGTGATATCCCGTTCAGTTTATTGGTGACATTCGTTTTCAGGTCAGTCAGTTGGCGGCGCAGGTCGCCGAACATCTCACCGAGGTTTTCATCGACACGCTTCAGGGCGACGGTAAAGTCAATCTGGCGGGCGGCGCCGTCGGCAAAAAATTCCGTTTTGGTCTGGTCAATGCTCTCAATAATGAACATGCCATAGATCGTGCCGCTGCCGTCCAGAAATGACCACGCCTTGCCGCTTTCGGCCATCAGTTCAAGCGCCAGCAAGGACAGCCGACCGCCGGTAATTTCCGGGTGCAGTGTGCCGGAGAGGGTAAGGGTGTCATTGCCCGGCCCGATAAACTGGAACGCCGGGCGGGCGCCTATCCGGTTATTGAAGCCGTAGCGCCACGCCTGCTGATGTTGCAGGTTCTGGTACGGTGTGGTTTTCAGCATAAACACAAATAAACCCAATGCAGCCATCATGAATAAATGTCCTCACTATCAGAAAATTGACTTCGGGCACGGGCACGTTGTTGGCGTTCCCGGCGATCCAGTTCTTGGGCCACCATGCGCGCAATGTCCTGCGGCGATTGGGCGGGGGTTGGGTAAATCTGAATGCTATACGCCGGGCGGTCATGATTTTGTGGCGGGTGATTAATGACGGTCACCCCGGCACTGTGGTATTGGGCGGCGGGCAGGCTGTAGGGGTGTAACGGGGCTTGCTGGGCGGCAGCCGGGGAAAGGCTGCCCATGGATAAAGCGGCGGCGGCCATTGTCGCCAGTGCGGCAGTCTGTCGGCGGCTGGTCACCTGTGCCGGGCCGTTAATCAGTTCCGGGCCAACTTCCCCGACCAGCCCCCATTTTCCTGCCGGGATGTAACCGCCGCTGTCATGGGCACCGGCAAAGTTCGCAAAGGGATTACCGCCAGATGCATTACGGTAGGATTCTAGTGCCTGTTGAACATGGGGATTTTTCTTCTGCTCCTTCATAAATTCCGGGGTGATGGCGTCTTTAAATTGCGTTCCCATCTCAGACACGCTTTGCTTGAATTCTTTCCACTTGGCCTTAATGCCGGCGATCAATTTCTCAATGATGTCCGTGCCGAATTTTTTAAATTTTTCCGGCAATTTTTTGGTGTCCTCGACAATCTCCGTCCATTTATCAGCGATGTATTTTTTGATGGCGTCCCATTTAGTGGCAATACTGAGCTTGATCTCTTCCCATTTGTTCAGGATTTTTTGCTTGATGGATTGCCACGCCGTGGACACCCACAAGGCAATGCTGTCCCACAGTTTTTTAAACCACGGGCCGAGTTTGTCCCAGTTTTTCCAAATGAGGTAAGCCCCGATGGCAATCAGGCTAATGATCACTAAAATGGGGTGTGTCATCATCAGTACCTTTAACCATGACAGCACCTTGCCGACGGCCGTAAAGGCCTTGCCCAACCCCAGAATGGAGCCGGCACCTTTGATCCCCAGCACTGACAAACTTAACCTCACAATGGCAAGGGGGCCGAGCAGTGCTGCCAGTGCCAGCGTTAACCCGCCAAAGGCCGTCAACACGACACCGAGGCCAATCGCAATCAAACTGAGTTTTTTGGTCAGTTCGGGATTGGCTTTGGCCCACTCTCCGATGGTACGCATAATGTCCGTGGCTTTCTGGAAAATTGCCCGTAATGGTTCATTAACAGCGTCGTATAACGTAATCCCCACCTCTTCCCACGCAGAACGCAGGTTCTTGATATCTCCGTCCATATTGTCGGCCTTGGCTTTGGCAACAAGACGGGCAGTATCATCCTGTTCATGGATTTTTTTGATATAGGCGTCAATACGCTTGTCGGGATCTATCTGGCCTTGTTTATCCAGCAATTCCAGAATGGCGGAGGAAGATTCAACGCCGAAAATATTTTTCACAAACGCGATTTTTTTCGTGTTACCGACACCGCCAATCCCACGCTTTTGAAAGGCCGTTTCCAAGTCAGACAAGATTTCAGGTAACGTCCGCATTTTTCCGCTGTTGTCAGAAATGGCAATGCCCAATTCATTGAGGGACTTTTTGCCGCACTGGGTTGGGCGGCCAACCGTAACAGGGCCATTCTTAACGAGGTGCCTGCCTGCGAGCCTTGTATACCGACGTTACCCAGCAACCCGACGGCCGCCACCATGGATTCAAAATCCTGACCGGCAGATTGGGCAGCAGGGCCCACGTATTTCATCGTTTCCCCTAACATGCGTAAATCGGTGTTGGAGGTTGTAAAACCGTAAGTCAGTACGTCCGCTGCCCGTTTCATTTCATCGGCGGGGATTTTATAGGCACTCTGGATATTTGACGCGATGTCGGCCACTTCGGCCAGTGAATCATCCATGCCAGCTGCTTTGGCCAAGTCCAGCATGGAGGGCATGGATTTCTGGATCTTGTCGGGGTCATACCCGGCCATGGCCAAAAAGCCCATGCCGCCGGCCACATCATTGGCCGTAAAGCTGGTTGTTGCGCCCAACTCTCTGGCCTGTTCACGCAATTTTTTCAATTCCGGGGCATTTTTATCCAGCCGAGTCAGTGCCTGCACGTTAGACATGCCGACTTCAAAATCATAGCCCGGCATCATCACCCGTTTAGCCCCATAAAGCGCGCCAATGCCGGTTGCAGTGGCAGCCGCGCCCGTAGCGGCCATTTGGTTGCGCACGTCCTTGGTTTTTTGGTAGCGAGATTTTGCAGCAGACAGGCGTTTTTCCTGCTCTTTCAACCGTTTCAGCTTTTCGCTTTGCTGGTCTATGGTGCTGTTAGCGCGTTTGATATCCCCGTTAAGCTGCCGCTGGGCTTCAGCCAGCCGTTTGACTGAGATACCGTTTTTACCCAGTTCATCGCGTTGGCGTTGCAGGGAAATACTGAGATCCTGATGTTTTGTTTTGAGTTTTGCCGCGGCGTTTTTTGCCCGTTCAAATTGCTGGGTTTGGGCTTTGGTGGGGTTTTCTAAGCCTTTCATCGTGCGAGCCAATATTTCTACACGTTCATTCGCAGCGCGATAGGCTTGTTGCGCATCGGTCAATGCTTTCTTGGTCTTGCGAAAGCCGTCAATTTGCCCGGCTTTCTGGTTCAATTCACTCAACTGCTGGCGTGATTGCTTAATCGTCTCGGCCAGCCGTTTATTGGACTCTTGTGCACTCTTAAACGGGCGGGTGAGTTTATCCACCGCGCCCAGTATCACTTGCAAGCGTAAATTCTGATTACTCATTGTCGGCCCCGCTGCGTTTCATGGCCCGGTAACGCCATTCCAGCAATTCGGGCAGGTTCATGCCGGCGGTCACGTCAGGCGACCAGTGGAAGATGGTGGCAATGTCCGCCACCAGTTCATCAACGGTTAATTGTTCTGGAAATCGGACTTCACCGATTTCGGCAACAAAAAATTGACCACCTCAACTGACAGGTTAATCAGGTCGCCGGGGGCCAGCAGCAGCAGGTCGTTTTTGGTCAATGCCGGTGCGGTGATGCGGGGTAATATCAACATGATGGAATCGACGTCCATCTCCATCAGGGCTTGCAAACGCACCCCGCGCAGGGCACCGCTGTTGGGTTTGCGGACGGTCACGTCCTGAATCGTGGTTGCACCACGGGCAATCGGCTCTTCCAGTGTCACGACGGTGTGTTCTGGCAGGGTCACGGTGGTTGCATCTGTTTGGGTCACGGCGTTTTTTTCGGTCATGGTCAGGGTTCCAGTGGTAAGGGAAAATAAAGGGTCAGGGATTACAGGCCAATGGCGCGGCGATGGGCGTCGAGACGGTCAACCCCGCCGACCACTTCCACCATGTTGACGGTGTCGATTTCGATCAATACCTCCCCGTCCCACGTCAGTTTGTAGTAGGTGTTTTTGGCGCTGACCTTGGTCTGGGTATTGTCCCCCTGTTTGTAACTGCCGGGGTCAAACTCGGAAAAGCGCCCGCGCAGGGCGACTTCGACGGCAATCACTTCGCCGGTGTCGTCACGCTGAAAGGAGCCGTTAAAGCGCAGGGCAACGCCATCCACTTTCTCAATGCCCCATTGTTTGTACAGCTGGGCTTCCACGCCACCGAGGGTAAATTCGGCATCCAGTGCGCCGTCGTCCAGCCCCAAATCGACATGGGCCGTGCCGTTCATGCCGCCGCCGCGATAGGCTTCGAGTTTGCGGCTCAGTTTGGGCAGGGTCATTTCTTCCACCACGCCGATGTAGCTGTTGCCGTCATTAAAGAGGTTCAGGTATTTCAGTTTACGCGGGAGTGCCATGGTTAGCCCCTTAGCTGTTAATGCTGTTGGCGAAGTTCATCAGGTACTGGTCGGTAATGCGCTGGCGCAGCATCAGGTTTTCCAGTGGCGGGACGGGCGTGTAGTCATAGTCGATGGTGAGTTTGCCCGCTTTCAGGGTGTCTTTGTCGTTAACGCTGTCGTCATACCAGCACTTGCCGTCAATCAGGTAACCGTTGGCCTTGAGTTCACGCAGCTTGGCGTTGATGCCTTCAATGATGTCGCGCACCAGTGACGGGGTCAGCGGTTTGTCAATGGCCCACATATGGGCGTCGGCCATCGTGTCGGCTAGTACCTGTGCAGTGCGGGTGTAGCTCTCGAACTGGAACAACTTGTCATCCGAACAGGTGCGGGAACCCCAGAAGCGAAAACCGTCCTTGCGGATAAGCGTTGTGACATCATTTTGGTTCAGCAGGTTGGCATCGGTGGCGACATCCTGCAAATCCCAGAACACATCGGCCGAAATGCCGGTCACGCCATTGACACCGACATTGGACAGGGTTTTGTGCCAGCCGGTTTCTTCGTCGATTCTGGCACGCAGCCCCAAGGCACGGGCGGTGGCATAGGCCACGGTCTCGCCGTTCCTGACCGTATCCCAGTTGAGGAAATCCGGCCAAATCAGCATCAGCTCACGCTGCTTAAAGTTGCTGCGGTAGGTGATGGCCTCGCTGAGGGTCTTACACCCGTAAGCGTTGACATAGGCCATGGCGCGCAGTTTCTTGGCAATGCCGGCCAGTGCGTCGGCCACAGGCTGGGTATCGTGCCCGGGGACGCCGAGAATACGCGGCTTGACCCCCAGCTGACCTTGCGCCGCCAGTAACGCCTGCATACCGGTTTTCTTGCCTTCGTCGGTGACGCCGCCGAGGATATTGCTTGTGGTGTCGGCTTCGGTCTTGCCCTGTTCGACACGCACGACCACGGTCACGGGCTTGGCCTGCTCGGCAATGGCGCGCAGGGTGGCTGACAGGGTGCCGGTTGTGCCGGCCTTGCCGCTGGCGGTGAGGACATCGGTCAGCAAGACCGGGGTGTTTAAGGGAAAGGTTTTCGGGTCGGCATCGTCCGCCGTGCAGACCACGCCGACAATGGCGGTGCTGACGGTGGTAATGGTGCGGGTGCCTTCGTTGATTTCCTGCACACGTACGCCGTGGTGATAGTCTTGGGCCATAGGGAAACGCTCCGATAAAGGGGATGGCATTATGGTGGTCGGCTTTACAATAAAATGCAGTTGACGGGGGTTGTGTGGGGGTTGGCACAAAATAACCCCTATTCATCTTGTCTCTTTTTTGAAAATACGCTTAGTTTTTATTTTCTCATTGATATTTCAATGAATTAATGCCATTAAATAATGTTTAGATGAGTAAAAAAGTAAAAACTGAGGAAGGAAGCATTTAAAAATGCAATTTTTAAAAATAGGGGTCATGGTACTAACTGTTTCATTAACAGGATGTAATGCTTACCTGCGTCCTGCACTGGGCGATTATAACGGCTCTGATGCTTCCCGTGTCCGTATACAAAGCAGTGGTAATACCGTACTTCGGTTCTATAAAAAACAAGAGGATTGCTACAAAAAAGTGCTGGAAAGGAGACTCACAGGCGCTTTCGGTATTCTTGGCTTGCAAATTACCACCAGTAAGAAAGAAGGTATGCCTGCCAGTGAGGATATGAAGGGAGCACTGCCAACCAAAGAGTATCGTATTCAACCGGATCAACTGATCGAAGCCACCCATTACTACAATAATTATTTTGGTGAGCAAACAACAAGCCAGCATTTTATCCCAATCGCCAATCATGACTATGATATTCTCGTGAAAGGATCTGGCGACGACCATGCCAGCCTATATATTAAGGATCTTACCCAGCCCGATTCGCTAAAATCATGGAGTGGTAAAACATGCCGCTTGGGGTTATTTGAACAATAGATTAATTGGGGCTTATGCCCCTTTTTATTTACTTCGGCTGTTCCGGCCATTGGATATCGGGTGCGGCGGCGGTATCGACAACCTCAAGCAACTCAAAGTAATCCAGCCAGGCGTTTAACCGCGCTTTTTCACCATCCGTGATGCGGCCTAATAATAATTTTGATTGCAGCATGCGGGT